GCTTCCTCTTCCTTGCCTCTTCGCCACGTGACCGCGTACTCGGGCTTGCAAAGCGAGGACCCTTGAATCTTCCCAAAGGAGCTTCTTGGGTACCAAGCGCGCAGACTCGAGCACTTTGGTCACTGGCGCCCCGGCGCTCGCGCGACCTACACCGCCGAACGTAGCCACCGCTTTCGAAAGGGAGCGGCGGAGACGCTTGCGGAGGTCCGCTGGAGAAGGCGCACCTGACTGAGTCGTGAGAGGGAATCCCTCACGCACAGCCCAGAGTGTGCCCCGTCCAGCCCTCTGCTCGAAGCGATCCTCGGCCGGAAACGACGTATCGTAATCCGGCTCTGGGCCGCCGACAGCAGAAGCGCGAGTGACCAGATGTCCAAGTATCTTTCTAGTCAGCCTGTCCGACTCCGCGTAAGCGGGCGAACGAGAGGTCGACCAGATTCTTGCAAGGACTTCTGGTTCCTGTTGCCGATAGATCAGAGAATGGACTCCGTCACGCCAAAATCTTGACGCGACTTCGCCCATCTTTGTCCTCGGCCAGGACTGGGGAAGGAGCCCGCCACCCCCGAGGGTACGTGGAAGGTAAGGAGGGATCCCGTGAGAAGCGAACCAAGACGCAAGTCCTGGTCTCGCCTTCGAGAGGACCCTCCGCACCGACCCGACCCGCGAGGGGTGGGCCTCCGCGATGGAATGCGCAGCAGGGCCGATCACGAACCAGTCGGGTAACCGATTGGAACCTGGTTGACCTTGGAGATTCCAGGACTCGGATCTGACCGCCCACCTAAGTGGGATGGCCGGACACCAGGACCGGAACTCCATCGCTACGCGGACCGGTGGCACAGAGATTCTCGTGGAAGCGCCTGTCCGTTGTTTCACCAAACGGACCAGACCTTGGCGCTGCCCACGAGGCAAACTGTGCCACGCCCCTCTCCTAACAGACGCACTAAAGGATCGACCTACGTCGTATCCCGCGTGCACGCTAGGAGGAGGGCTCGGGAGGACTACTGTCTCAGGGTTGCCCCCTGTGCTGTAAGAATACTTCACAGTGAAGATCTCTTCCGTGAAGATTCCGAGGTGGGTTGACCGGAGGTGCTTCCCAGGAGAGAACGCTGCGCCGCAAAGAACGGCAAGCGTCTCGTACTGCTTAGCAACCGATGGTCTCACCACCGCGAGGAGGTCATCTCCACAGATGACACCTCCTTCATTCTTACACCGGGGTACGATCCTGAGACGGTACGGGCTCTGAGAGGCAGCCAACCGACACTGTACTCTAGGGAGGTGAGGACGCTTCTTCCCGGCGATCTCTTCGGCAGTATCTAGCCAAAAGAGATTAGCCAGGCACAGTAGAGGCCAAGTCGTGGGCAATCCCATAAGGATCCCACGCTCGGTCTCAGCCTCTGTGCCGTCTGGGTAGGCCAGGGTATATGACCCTGTCGCCAGACGGACGACGCGTTCCCGTTCCTCCTGTGAGACCCCCAGGGCGTCACAGATACCCTCAAGCAGAGACCGGCAAAAGTCTCTCTTGAAAGTATCTGTAGCGCTTCGGAGGTCGGCCGAAAGGATGATGGCTGTGGGATCCGCACCGTGGCGGAGCAGTTTCTCGACTGCCCCCCGCGGATTCCCGCGTAACACATCCATCACCCGTGGTTCCTTGCGCAGTGCGTCCCGCAATCCCGACCCCCAGTAATGGAGGTAGGCGACTGTCGCGGCCGCATGGCAGGTGACCACCCTCGCTTTCCAACCGCGCTCCGAGAGCCCGATAACTCGGGCTTTCGTCGCGTCCTGTCCGGAGCTGCGAATACTATCTCGTATTCGCGCTTCAGGCCGGGAGGATCGAGAGGTTTCGGCCATACCGTGTCGGATGGCAAAAGGCGGGAGACGTGGACAGCCGTCCAGTAACTCCGTCAGCGCCCGAGGTAGACCACCTTCACGGTTGGAATACTCAAGGCAAGACGAGGACTGGACCGGAGGTTCGCCTGAGATTGTGACACGCAAACCACGTTTGCGAGCCCAATCCTCAGCGTAACCCCGGGCGCGTTGAAGAATTGCAGGTGCAGTCTCACCACTTTGCGTGAGGCATTCTCTGTGACTCTTCAATGCGGCGGCTACCACGGAGTCACCTCCAGACGGTAGAGCTCTTCCAACGTACGAGAACTGAAGGCGTAGCGCCCAGTTCTTCCCACGTGGACCCAGCTCTCCCATGACGCCCCGGAACCAATGGTCCGAGACCCTCGATTTCTCGAAGGCCTCTTTCCTGATTCCGGCGCACCATGATTTGATGTAGACCATCGTCTCGGATGGACTGCGACAAACCGTCGTGGAGAGGACCCACCTAGCTAAGGATTGCAAAGTAGCCCAGCTGCGCCGATCTCGCTTAGATTTAAGCGAAAACGACTTGGCGTGGACAGCGACACCCGCAAGGGCGATCGCCGACCACGCCTCGCATGCGTAACGGAGGCGCAAGCGCCGTTCCTTTACGGGCATGCCTTGCAGGGCCTTAGCCAGGTTCTCCCGCCATTTAGGGAGAGGAAGCAACAAACCAGGAGAGTTAGGAGCGTCTCGTATCTGAGTGGGTGTAATAAACCACCAGCTACGAGGCACGCAACTCCCCGGGCTTTTGCCGGTTCGGTCCTTCCCACCCTTAACGGGGGGGGAGGACCGGGGCGATGGCATAAGTCCGGACATTCTCCAAACGTTAGTAGAAATACTCACGTTCGTCGTGGTGCCGTACTTAGGTGAGATCGGA